CCGCTCATGTTCTCCAGCTCCAGCGCGGTGTGGTACGGGTGTTGACGAACAAACTCGTAAACCTCGGCCTGTCGAGCCGGAAGATTCACAGTCCCCAGCGCCGCAATAGACACTGCCCGCTTCCCTCGGACGCTCACTTGCGGGCCTCCAACTCGGCCTCGGCGTCCGTCATGGCCGCGTTCAGAAGCTCCGTCACCAGCCAGCTGCGGGACATATGCGGGGCCTCGGTGGGCCACCGCCGCTTGTAGCTGGACAGCAGCGCATCCAACCGCTCAAGAAAAGGCTGGTCAGCCCGCACTGTCAGGTTGCTGTGCTTACGTCGGTTCGGCAGTTCGATTTTCATGCTGTCCCCTTTGGCCGGACTAGCCCGGCACGCGCTACATAGCGCGCAACAAAAAGAAGCGCAAGCCTTGACACGTTACGCGCAACGGACTATCTACGCCGCCGCTGGGGGCATTTCGCCCCCGCTGCCGGGGAGGCACTGTGGAACCCATCAACGCCGTTGAAGCCGTCGAGTTGTTGTCCCTTGAGGTCCACCGCCAAAAGGTTGCGCTGGAGCGGCTGACCGCTGCACTGGCCGAGCTGGCCAGCAAGGCCGGGCTGGAGGTGGCCAATGGGTGACAGCATGAGCGCCAGCATTGCCGCCCTGGCTGCCGCACTCGCTAAGGCGCAGGGCCAAATGACGTTTGCAACCAAGGACGCCACAAACCCCCACTTCAAGACGCGATATGCGGACCTGGCCGCCGTCTGGTCCGCTATCCGTGAGCCGCTGGCGGCTAACGGGCTGTCCGTCATTCAGCAGGTAACGCAGGCCGAGGGCATGGTGGGCGTGCGGTCCATCCTCGCGCATGCCTCTGGGGAGTGGGTGTCCTCTGACTTGCAGATGCCGGTTGCCCAGAAGACGCCGCAGGGCTACGGCTCGGCGCTCACCTATGCCCGGCGCTACTCTCTGGCCGCGCTGGTGGGTATTGCCCAGGATGATGACGACGGAGAGGCCGGGACGCGTCCTAGCGCTCCGGTGCTTCCGCCCGTGCAGCGGCGCCAGCCCATGCGCGAGCAGCCCGCGCCCCAACCCGTACCCACGCCAGCACCACAGCCGGCCGCGCCTGCTTCGGCTGAGCCGGACCCCATGGAGCGTGCCCTACTGGCAATTGCCGAGTGCGGCACCCCGGAAGACCTGCAGGCGGCAACCCGCATCATCAAGCAGTTGGGCGTTACGGCCGTGCCAGAGGTGCGCAAGGCGTTTGCTAGCCGCCAGAAGGAACTGCGGGGGCAGGCATGAGCCAGGACGCATCCCTCGCCCGCGAGCGCCACCGGCCGCGCCTGCCCACCGCCAGTGGGTTGACTCGGGCGCTGGCCTGCCCTACCTCCTGCGTGCTGCCGCAGGTGACGGCGCCATCGTCGCCGTGGGCAGAGTCCGGCCGTGCCCTGCACGCCTATGTGGAGGCCATAGCCCGAGGCGCCACGCCGGCAGAGGCGGCCCAGCGGATGCCACCCGAGTTGCGTGAAACTGCCCTCGCGCTGGACACGGACAATTGGCCCGTGGACCTACAGGCCGGGTGGAGGCCGGAAACGGCGGTCCTGTACGATATGGACAAGGACACGGCCGAGGTGCTGGACGCTGCAGCCCGAAGCTACGGCCACCGGGGCCGCAACGCCGTGGTGGGCACCGCAGACCTGGTGCGCGTGCATGACGGCGTGGTGTACGTCATTGACGTGAAGACGGGCCGGGGCTGGCTCCCTAACCCCGCCGCCTCTGGACAGTTACGCGCCCTCGCGCTGGCCTTTGCCCGCGTCTATGGCGTGGACGCGGCCGAGGTCGGCCATTTGCGCGTGGACACCTCGGACGGCCGCGCATGGCTGGACTTGGAGCCGCTGGACGCGCTGGAACTGGCCACGGTGCGCGAGCAGCTGCTTGAAACCCGGGAGCTCGTGGAGGCCCAGGTAGTGGCGCCAAAAGAAGGCCCGTGGTGTCGCTACTGCCCGGCATTTCCGGTGTGTCCGGCCAAGGCCGCGCTGGTCACGGAAATGATGGACGTGCCGGTGCTGGACCAGTCCACGGCCGCCGCCGCCTGGCAGCGCATAAAGGACGCTCGCGCTGTGCTGGACAGGGTAGAGGCCGCATTGAAGGAGTACGCCGCACGGGAGTCCGTCAGCCTTCCGGGTGGGTGGGTACTGGCCGAGGTTGAATCCGTGCGCGAGTCGCTGGACGGCCGCAAGGCGCACGCCGCCGCGCTGGACGTGTTGGGGCCTGCGGCGGCTGATGTAGCCGTGGAGCTCACCGCCAGTAAGTCCAGCATCGAGGAGGCTTGCCGCCAGTGGGTTGCCGCCGAGAAGGCAGCCGGACGCAAGGCAACGCTGGCAGCGGCAAAGAGGGCCATCATAGACCGGCTGGCCCAGCTCGGCGGAATCACAGCCACAAGCAAGCTGGAGGTTAAGGAAAGGCGGCAGAAGAGTGGCGAGGATGCCTGAGATTGAATGGCGAATCCCCAGGCGCGGGGACGGAATTACGCACGCTTTTGAGGCAGGCCGCCGCTATAGCTACTGCGGCCGAGCCGAGCGTGTGGCCGAGTCGCTATGGCGGTTTTCCAGCCGTGGTGCCTCTGGCGTGTGCCTCTGCTGCGTGCGCGTGGAGCGCATGCCGCCGAGCGTGACACTGGCCGGCCTCATTTACTGACGCTGGATTTCAGGTTCCAGGGCCAGCGTCGACGGCCTCTCCGCATGGTGCGGAGGGGCCGTTACTTTTTACGACCCTTGAGGCGGTCCATGATGGACCGCGCCCAGTTAATGCCAACCCTGCCGCCCCACAGTTTGATGGCTATTGCCTGCGCGCTTGGGCCTCCGTCTGGCGGGTTGGACTCTTTTTGCGCCAAGTGACGAGCAAATGAGGCCATTCGGCCAACGGTTTCACGGCTTACGCTTCGGCCGTTGGACAAGTCCCTAGCCCTAGCAACGCCAACAGCCGTTCCTCCGCGCCCCCATTTCCGTCGAAGCGCCAGGCCGTGGGCGGCAGCTCGAGCTGCTGATTCTGGCGGCTTGTAGTTGCTCACTTGGCACCCTCCAGCTTTGCAAGCCTTGCCTCAAGCTGCGCCAGCTTGTCCTCCGCGGCCTGGGCGCGGTCCTCAAGTGCCTGCACCCGCTTCGCTAGCCATGTGCGGTCCTCGTATAACTCCTGAATGGCCCCGGCGAGCACCGCGGTTAGTTTGTCGTAATGAATGAGGTAGGTTCCGTCGCTGTTGTTGCCCACCACCTCAGGCAGCACCGTCATTATCTCCTGGGCGACAAAACCAATATCCTCGCCCTTGCCCATTCGGCCCTTGTCCTTCCACTCGTAGCGCACCGGGCGCATCTGCAGCACCAGCTTTAGCGGATTGCCAAGGCTCCGAATTTTCTCTTTCTTGCGCTCGTCGGACGCGCTGCACAGCACCAGCACTCCGGTGGTGTCGCTGCAAACGTGAGTTTCTGAGGCAGGCGTCCCAAAGCTAGCGATATCCACGTTGCCAGCCGTAGTGACAGTCAGCCGCTTGGCGCCGTTGTTGGTGAATAGGTGCAGGTCGTGGTTGGACTTGGTGCCATACCAGCCGCCCGAGGTGTCGACGTAACTTCCCACCTTGCGTGTGCCGTCGCTGTGCAAAACACCGTAAGCGGTGGTTCCGGTTTTGACTTCCAGTTGTTCTTCCGGGGCAAGGGTGTTTACTCCCACCTTCCCGCCCATTGGGTTCAATGCCAGTGGATACTGAATGCCGTTGTTGGTCCTGTCCGTGCTCTGAATCCACGAGCCGTAAGGCGAGGCCGGGTCCGTCCCCATCTTCAGCGCATTGGTGGCGCTGCCCTCAACGATGAGGTTTGCCTTTTCCGTGCTGCCGCTGCCGACGGGAGTGGCGCTGGTGCCGTAGACATGCATCCTTGAGCGAGGCGCCGTGACGCTGATGCCAACGTCGCCTCCGCTGGTAATTCGAACTTTTTCTGCCGTCAAAGCGAAGGCGTCGTTACCGCTGCCGTTGTTGCCGACGTTTAGGGACATATATTCCGTGCCCCAATTTCCACCATTGAAGCCCGCAACAACATCAGCGGCTCGACGCGGCGTGTTGTCGCCTGGTGTTGCCTGGAATGTTCCAAGCATTGCCAGCGCGCTGCGTTCTCCTTGTGCGGTTCCAGGGGTTGAAAACACAACCGGGCCAGTGGCGGTGCCGGCAGCTGGGCCAACCACCGCAAGGCGAAAACTTCCAGGGGTTAGCGTTCCAATGCCGACATATCCGCCATTTGTGATGGTCAAAAGGTCGCTTCCGTCATAAGCCTCGAAATTGTGTGCGGCAATTGCACCGGCTTGAGGCGGACGGTAGATGAAACCCCAATTTGCGTCGGTATAGCCAAGCACACCAGCCTGATAGGTGTTCGTGCTGGTGCCAATGGTGATAGTTCCATCAACATGTAGTTTGCTGGTGGGGGTTATGCCAACGCCGACGTTGCCAGCCTTGGAAATGAGCGCCCCAGTTCCGCCACCAGGAATGCCGGTGCCCACATAGGCAATATCCCAATACGCAGTTGCGTCTGTTGCAGTTGTAAGGTCAATCCGCAACGTGCCAACCGTTGTCCATCCAGAAATGTCAAAAACGGCGGTGTGCCAGTTGCCGTCGCTGACAAAAACCGCAGAGGCCGTCTGTGCCACGTTTGCGGTGTTTTTGGCCGTCATGGCCGTTGGGGCTTTGGCGGCAAAGTCTCCAGCCAGCCGGTAACGCATGACGGCCTTCGGTGTCAGTAGGTTTGTGCTGGTTCCGGTGTAGAGGCCGGTTGAAACTTGAGGGTTTGTGACACCGGAGCCAACCGTGAAGCGAATGTATCCGGTAGAGCCGTCCCAGCTGCCCTTGGTGGCGTTAGTGGCCGTGGACCTGGAGCTGATGCCTGCAACACCTGCTTCGTCATAGGCGGTAAGCGGGATGCCGTCGTCCAGCTTTGGGGCCGTGACACCCATATCCGCAAGTTTGGTTGTGGTGATGGCGGACGTTGCAACCTTGGCCTCGAGGACAGAGCCATCAGCAAGGATGGTTGACGTAACAGCTGCGGCGCCAAGTTCATTGGTCGTTACGGCATTGGCTGCAATCTTCGCGGTCGTGACAGCACCAGCAGCCAGCTTGGTTGAATCCACCGCCAGGGCGTTTAGCTTTGCCGTCGTCACGGCTGAGTCTTGCAGTTTCCCGCTTGAAACAGACAGGTCGCCCAGTTTTGTGTTGGTAACTGCGCCTGCGCCCAGCTTGCCCTCCGTAACAGCCAAAGCGCCCAGTTTTCCCTCGGTGACGGCAAGCGCCCCAATCTGCGATTCGGTAACGGCACCGTTGGCAATGTTGGCTGTTGCGACTCCTCCCGTTGCAATTTGGGTAGAGGTAACGCCTCCGGGGATGATGTTATTCCCCAGGATGCCGCCATCCTCAATGACGGTGTGATTTACGGCTCCTGCTTGAATCTTCTCTCGGATGACCGCGGCGAGGCCGATGCGGTCGGCAACGATGCATCCGACGCAGACGACGTTGCCAGCATCGAAGGCGTATTGAGCCGTTGTTGACGTTCCGGCGCTTCCAGCCGTGTCGGCGTAGTTGGCGCGGCCGGCGTCCAAAGCGTATGCAGCCACACCGGCCGTGTCCGCATAGTTCGCCCTGCCAGCATCCAAAGCATAAGTCGCAACACCAGCTGTGTCCGCATAGTTGGCGCGGCCGGCGTCGTAGGCATACGCCGCAAGGTCGGCCGTGTTGGCGGTGTTGGCCGTGCCCGCGGCGGCCGCATAGCCGGCCACAGGTGCGTAATCAGCCTGCCCTGCGTCCAGCGCATAGATGGCCACGCCAGCGGCCGTGGCATAGTTGGCGGCCCCAGCGTCGAAGGCATAAGCGGCGGTGTTGGCGCTTCCAGCGGTGTAAGCAAACCCGGCGTCAAAGGCGAAGAATGACTGTGCGGACAAATCCGCAAAGCCTGAGTCCCTGGCATAAAGCGCCAAGTCGGCCACGGCCGCTGAGTTCGCAAAGCCTGCGTCCGCGGCATACGCCACGATGATGGGCAGCACGCCTCCGTCGCCAAGCTGAATGCGTCCGTTGCCGTAGCTTGGGGAGCTGCACACCAGCGGTGGCTGGCAGTCCAGGTTGTAGACCGGCCCCTGGTCGGTGCCATTCTGCACCAGCCCCCACGGGTAATCCGAATACATCGGCACTTGGCCGATGGCCGCCGCAGCAGCCAAGGCCAGCACCACGGCGGCGGCACGGTAGCGCATTGACTAGGCCTGCTTACGAATGCCGGGGCTAGCCACACCCACCGCGGCCAGCAGGCCAATGACGGCCTGCGCCACCGCACCCACCCACGGAGGCAGCACGCCAGCCTCGGAGGCGGCAAGGGCCGCAGCGGCCACCACGCCCACCAGCGTCAGCAGCCGGACGGCCTTCTGGTTGACGACGGCGCCTTGGGCAGGCTGGGGAAGCGGCTGCTGGACGGCGGGCTGCTCTACAACGGTGGGGGAAGTCGTATCGCTCATGGCTTGTCTCTCCTCTGGAGTCAGGTTTAACGGTTTTAGGTTTACGTCTAACCCTCGTAACCTTAACAGGCGAATGCGCTCCGCCTCGCCTAGCCTTGGCAGAGGCCTACGCATCTTCCTCTGGCCTTAGCGGGTTGGTTAAGTACCCAAGAACGTCTAGCCGCTTCTTCTTCCGGTACTGCACGCACGCGCCTGGCGTTGGCTTTGAGGTTTTGCTGTTTCCGCCGATGGCTCCGAAAGAACGGCCATCCGGCATCAAAACCTCAACGTGGCTAGCAAGCTGTGGCTTTCCGTAAACGATGAAGTCGCCTGGATGTGGCTTGTCCGTCCTTCTCCAATGCATCCACATCCCGTTTGACGAAAACTCTCGAGGACTTTTCCAGCCACATTGCCGTAGGGACCACGTCACCAGCCCGCTACAGTCAAACACCAACCGCCGCCCCTGCGTCACAAAGTCATGGCGTTTGCCGGCTATGCACTCACCCTTGCCGGCCCACACATACGGCAACCCCTCCTGCGCTTCGACGACAGCTAGGAAGTGCTGAATGAGCCGGCTCAACCCCTAGCCTCTTTAAGCTTCTCCAGCTCGAGTTCAATACCCGCAAGCATGGCCTCGGTGTGCTGGACACGAATGGACAACTCGGCAACCTTCACCTGCATTGCTGTCTCGGCCTTGTGTAACTCGTCAACCTTACCGGCAACGTCCTTGATTGTTGCGTCAAGGCCGGACAGGTTGCGGTTGAGACTCCACGCCAACAGGGCCGTTACGCCGCCTGTAATAAACTGTGCGATTAGCTCTGGAGACACTGACAGGACTCGTTTTCTTTTGAGTGATTGTCCGCTAGTCTGACGAAATGGCACAGCGAGCAAAGCAGGACAAGGGGCCGGAATCCAGCAGCGTTATTGAGCAGCACATGGCCGGGGAAATTGTTTGGCTCGGTTTTCGCCGCCATGGAGATGGAAAGTTTACGCGATTCCAAGCCATTACCAAGGACGGACGTTTTGTTGCGGTAGACTCAGAGCGCAACGAGGGACTTGCCTCTTTCGCCAGAGACTTTCGCGCCCAGGTGGCAAAGGCGTTGATTTTCACCATCAATCCCCTGAGGCGTCGTTAGTGAGCGCCTTGGCAGTTGTTTCGGGACTCTCGTTAGGCCTTGGCTTGTCCTTTGCCGCTTGGCAGGCGCGTCTTGCCTTTTTGGCGTGGCTGGCCTTCCAACGAAAAGACGACAAGCCAGCGCCGCCGCCAGCCGCAGACTTGGCCCTCATGGAACGGCTGTCGGCTGTCGAAGGCGAGTTGGCACGCATAAAGGTTGAGCGGCTTACGGGACGGCGGTAGCACCACTCTGCTCTGCCTTGCGGTCTTCCTCGTCAAGCTTGCGGAACATCTGGTCCTGGCTTGAGAGCCGGTAGTATTGCGCAGCAGCACCAGCACCACCGCGAACAGCAGCGGCCGCCGCGTCGTCGCCATAACGCTGCTGCAGGTACTTGCTGACGCGGTTACCGTAATATGCTGCCGCTGAACTGCCACGCTGACGAGCCTGCTGGTGCGCAAAAGCGGCGGCCAAGGTAACAAACGGCAGCCGTGCCCCCTGTCCAACGGTAGAGATGGCTCCCATCTGCGCCGCCAGGTAGTCACTCAGGCTAATCGCGCGGTTGCCAGCTTCGCGCGCCATAGCTGACGGGGTGGCCTCAAGAAAGCGCATCACAGCGTAATACCGCTGCTTGGCGTCCAGGTATTGCTTGACGCGCTCTGGCGGCAATTGCGCTTCAACTGACTCTTCCACAAACTGGTTAACAGTGTCGTAAACGTCTTTGATGGCCTCGTTTTTTCGACGTTCCGTTGCTCCCTCGGGCGTAAACCAGCGCGTAACCTTCTTGCCAATTTCTGTCTTGAAACGGTTGGCTTCTTGAATGTTCACGCCACGCGCCGCCTCGGCCTCGTATTCGTCCGCAAGGTCTGAGAGCAGCTTCACCTCGGCCTTGTTCCCGGGTGCCTCGTAGCGCGGGATGACCTGCGAGCGAATGCGACGAGCAACCTCGGCCAAGTCGATTCCCACGCCTTGGCGAAGTTCTTGAATGTCCCGTGGCTCAGGGGCTTGAACAACACCGCCGGTAGCAGCAGCCGACACTGTTGCTTCACGCGCCTTGCCGGTTTGCGAAAAAGCGGCACGCACCGGCTCTGAATATTCAGCTAGAGGCCTTGGCGCTAGACGGCCTCCGTAGATTGATGCGCGAGTTCCGCGCTCAACGCGAGAGTCGGCCTCTGCCAGCATCCGTGTCGCCAACTCATCTAGTGCCTTGTCCTGCTGGCCTGCGGTCTTTCCGCGAAGAGTCGCCAACTCAGGGAAGGCCACAGGCTGAAAAGGAAACTCTGCGGCCTGCTGGGTGGTAATCCCACCCACCGCCATAGCCTCTGCTTCAACGTCCTCGAGGCGGGCCGTGCGCTTCCCCTCAAACACATCCAGCGTATTGCGGAGCTTTGTTTTGAGCGTTTCCTTGGCCGCCTCAAGCTCGGCCACCTGGGCGCGAATATCGGCCGCATTCTGCAGCTCCGCTGCCTCCTGCGCTGCAGCAGACGCTCTGACGGAACGTGCATCCGCCGCGGCCCTGTCGGCAATCGTGGCGCGCACTTCCCGCAAGGTGCCCTCGGAAAGCCCTTGCTTTTGCGCAAGGGCCTGGTCTGCGGCGCGGTATGCCTCAGACAACTCTCCCTGGATGCGCTCCTCGGCTTCCTGGATTCCAGCCTCAAGTCCTGCCGCCGTGCGGAACGGCTTAATGAAGCCCTCCTCAAGCGCCCTTCCGCCAACCTCGAGCCGCTTGGCGGTTGGCATTTTCTGAATGTCCTTCTGAATCATCACAGTCTTTAGCGCACGCTCTGCGGCCTTCTCGCGCAGAAAACGGCCAACGGCTTGCGCTCTGGGAACGGTTGCCTCTGCTGCCTTTGTCACCAGAGGACCGGCAACGGTGCCACCAACAAAGCCAGCGGCCGCGCCTGCCGGCACGTCTGCCGCCTCTCCGCGCCCATATGCTGAGACAGCGCCAGCAATAGCGCCAGGGACGCCATACCGCACAGCGGGAGCCAGCACGCGCCCGACAGCGGGCACGGCGCGAGCGGAAGTGGCGGCTTGGCCAAGCCCAGGCAATGGAGCCGCAAAGCCTCCAGCAAACTCAGCGGCGGCAGTTAGCTTGGGAAACTCGGCCTGCGCCCGAATGCGCTCGCGCTCGGACTCCGCACGTCCGCTGGCAAAAGCCTGCTCGAGCGGAACCTCTGGCCGTGCGCTGCCAACAAATGCGGCCCCGGCGCGCTTGCCCAACTCCTCAAGTGCGGAACCGACGCCGGCAATGCGGCCACTAAGCCCAAGGGTTGCACCCTCGGCCAGCCCTCGAGCCACAGCCTCGAATGCACCCGGGGCCTCTCCAACTTGCGTCCCGGCCTGCTCAAACAACTCCTCTGGCGTCAGCTCGCGCCCGCCAGACTCGAACAACTCCTCTGCCGTCTGTGCCATTAGCGCACCACCTCAAAACGGCCGGACTTGTCCTGTAGCAGTTTCATGGCGTCGGCCTCTGGAAACTCCTTCACGCGCTGCGTCTTGTTGTCCTTGATGCGCACCATCCCGGCCGGAGCTGGTGCCGCGGCCGCTTGGGTTGCTTCTGGAGCACCGCCACCCGGGCCGGTGACGCGCTGCAGCACGTCCTCCACCTTGACGCGAGAACGCCTGGCAAGGTCGCTATAGAAATCCGCCCGCTGGTTAAACTTGTCCGCCGCGACGTTTCTAGCCCTAAGCCCCTGCGCAGAAAAGTCCTTGCGCTGGTCTGCCGTCAAGGACTCACCACTTAGCAGGCGGTTGTATTGGTTGCGGACCTGGTCCGGCACACCAGCGGCGTTGCGCGCTTGCGCCTGCTCGCCCTCCCTCACAGTGCTGCCCGGGTCAATCAGCTTCATGAAGCTGAAAACGAGCGCAATGTCCCCAGCGGGAGATGGGTTTTCTGACAGCGATTGCATTTTCCTATATGTGGCGTCAACCTCGTTGAACGTCTTAACCTCTGGCAGCTGATTGAACTCCGTTCGAAGTTTCGTTGCTGCAGGGTCAAGCTTAACCTCGGCGGCAGCCTTTCCGGGCTTGGGCTTTCCAAGCAACTCGGTTTGTTTTTCAGTCTTAGCCGCCTTGGCAAGTCGCTCTCTGCGCTGCGCCTCAGTCTCCAGAGGCACACGCTCGGCCGGTTCGCGCCTGCGCTGTTCAGCAAGCGCACGCATAGCATCTAGCTGTGCCGCTGAAAGCGCAGATTCTCTCTGCTGCCGCAAGAAGTCAGACACGGCGGCCTGACGCTGCTGCAGCTCGGACACGGCAGACGGCATAGCCGTCAGCCCCATCGGCTGATAGATGCCACGGCTTTGAATGCGCGCAAGCTGCTCTGTCGGGTCGCCAACACGGCGAAACGCTGCGGCCAGCGCATCTTCTCGTTGAGCAGCTGCCAGAGCATCCATATACGGCATGGGGCCACCTGCGCCCTGCATGCCAAGGCTAGCCGTTAGCGGGTCCATGGCCGTTTGAGTCGATGGCGCAGCTCCCACGGACGACAAAGGCGACAAACCAAGCGCCGCGGGGCCAGCGGCCAACGAGGCAGCCTCGGCCTCGGCCTCCATCGGGGCCAACTCGTCCATGCGAGCCTCCCGCACGGCTTGGATGGCTGGCTTGCGTAGCGTCTGGCCCGTAACCGGGTCCACCTCGCCCTCGAGCATGCTACCAAAGCGAGGACGGCGTGCCATTGGCGTCAAGTCCGGCTGAAAGGCAACGGCCGCCTCCGGGGAGGCAAAAGGAACAAACTCTGCGCTGGGCTGTTGGTAAAGGCTGCGGAGGTACGCTTCAACTTCCTCGTTAACGGCCATGGCTACACCTTCCCGCTTCCAATAAGGGCCACGTCACCAATGCCGCCTATGCCACGTCCAACGGTGGCGCCTGTCGCCACGGTGCGCGCGCCGGACTCCTCGTATTGACGCGCCTGCTGGCCTCGTGCACCGTAAAGTCGCTCGGCCTGCCTCTCCTGCGCCTTGTAATACTCCTCGGCCTGCCTCTGCCGCTGCTGGGCGTTAAACTGGTTGATGATGTCCTGTGCCTTGGCCCTCTCGGCCGCCGCCTGGTAGTCAGCGGCGCGCAGCTGTCCAGCAGCCCCGGAAGCGGAACGGATGGCCTCCAAGGCCCGGCGCCGGGCCTCTGCGGCCTGCTCTAGCCCACGGGTGGCAGCCAACTGCGTTGCCTGCTGGGCGGCTTCCTGCTGGGCCGCCAGTGCCACGCCAGAGGTAGCGCCAGCGCCACGCTGGGCAAGTCGCTGCAGGGCCGCTTGCCGCAAGCCGCGCTCGACTTGAGCGGCCTCGGCCTGCGCCCTGGCGTATGCGGCGGCATCCTCGGGAGTTTCGCCGGCCCCCATGGCTTCAAGCCGCTGCAGGGCGCGCATCTGCGCGGCCCGGCCCTCGGGCGGCTCGGTCATGTTCTTGAAAGCGGACTCGCCAACCTCGGCGCGCACCATGGACAGCTGCTCCGGCGTAAGCTTCTGCAGCTCGGCCATAGCCTGCGCCTGGAGTTTCCGCGCCTTCTCAAAGTCGCCCTGGGCAATGGCAAGCCCAATGGCCGTTCCGATGGCCGTTCCAATAGAAGCGCCAGCGCCGCCAGCGCCGGCCGCACTTGCAAACTGCTGCGCCTGAGTCTTTGGCTCCATGGTGCCTCCTAGTATGCCGGGCGCTTTCCGCCCTTAATCCACTGTTCCAGCGTCATGCCGTGCAGGTTGGCCCACTTTTCAGCCGTCACCTGTCCACGCGGCCGCCGCGCATCCTCGGCGCGTAGCCTTGAAGCCTCATCCGAAACGGCTTTGTCCTCAGACGGCCTTGAGGCAGCCAACGTAGCCGCGTCCCTCGTCGCTTGCTCGCGCTGCTGCTGTTGAGCTCGCGCCGCAGCCTCTCGCTTGGCTGCCGCTGCCCTTTCCTGGGCCGCCGCGCCATACTGCTGCTCAAGCTGCTGCAGGTAGGTGGGTGCCGCCGCACCGGCAAGGGCTGCGTCGAGCTCCGATGCGGTACCGAAGGCGCGCTGCAGTAGCGCTTGCCGGCCGGCCTCGGTGCCCAGCAACTCACCACTGCGGGTGGCCTTGGCCTCCTCGCCTGCACGCTCGGCCATCCGCTGGGCGGCTTCTACGTTTGCGGCCTGCAGTTGGCCGAAACCAACAAAGCCCGTGGGGCCGGCCTGCGTCTGCTCCTCGGGCTTAGCCGGCTGCTCCTCCGGTGGCCCCATGTAGTTAGCGGTAACGGGTGCTGGCGCCTTTTGGCGCTGTAACTGTGGGGCGGCCTGCTGAATGCCTGGCAAGCGCTGCTGACGCTTGCGAAAGTCCTCCTGCAGCTGCTCTGGCGTCTTCGGCGGCATCAGTCTCCCTCCACTTTTAGAACCAGCTTCCAGTTAGCAGGCGCGTAGGCGCCACTAAAGAGGCCGGTTAGGTAGCGAATGGTGACGCCAGTAGGGCTTGGGCGCCAATCGCAAAACACCGCCTGGGTGTGTAGTTGGGTTTCGGGAATGTCCAGGTTTTGGACGTAGCAGACGGTGACGGCCTTTGGACGCAGCCCATCAGGGACGGAAACCTCAATGGGGAATGCGCTTTGATTCGTCTGCCCCGTCCGCACCATTAGGTCCACAAAGTAAGTCTGCGGCACCCTGCCGAAGTAGTCGCGCAGGGAGGCCATCAGCTCATTCCACGGCTGCACCAATGCCGCCGTGACGCCGGTTGTTTCCCGCAGTGGCTTAGATGGAAAACTAAGGCCCACGGGTAAGCCTCGGCCCAAAGGCACGGAAGTGAAGCGCAAACCCGGCCACGTCGAAGCCCTGCTGTTTAGCATTGCAGGTTAGGCGTGCCCCCAGGCGTGCGGCACGTCCGCAGTTTTGCCCAACCGGCAGCCGATGCATTTTGTTGTTAACCGGCGTTGTGTAGGTGGTGGAGGTCGTGCTGGTTTCTTCCGTGTTGTTTACGTCCTGTATTTCAGTGTCCAGTACCACCGTGATGTTGGTGGGCCGAGAGTCGCCAAACAAAAACTGCACCTCTCGCCAGTGCTTACCCGTGCTGGCATCGTTGGCATCCTGGTATGCCCACTTGACGCTGCGGTTGATGGCTATGGTGGTGGCGCTTCCAGCAATGCTGTCTTGAAAGTCGTTCGTCGTTAGCTCTCTCCGCTCGACGTAGCAGAAACAGTCGTTAGCGCTGGCGCCGTTTTGCTCGGCCATCGTCAACCCAACGGCTGTTGGACCAGACTGAGAATAACAGCCACAGCTGAATGCATAGGAGGCAATAGTGTCGCCTCGATACCAGCGGCTCCACGCCCTTGCGCGAGTGTCCCAGACGTAGGCAAAACCACAGTCTGTGGAGTCAATGCCAATTGGTAGCCAAAACATCACACGGTGGTCGAGCTGGTGCGCCACGCTGAAAGCGTAAAGCTTGAGCGGACTAGAGCCGTTGCGCTGGTCGTAAAGCACGCTTTGCAGCAGCTCGCGCAAGTCCGAGTCAATCGGGCCGCTAATGTAGGCCAGCGTGCCTTCGGTTACTTCGACGGCGCCCTGGTTGGTAAGGAAAAACAAGCTGCCGTCGAGCGTGACAGCGCTTTCCGGGGCTGCGCAGATGGCGGTCAAATCCACCGGGTCCACGGTAAAGTTGGTAAAGTTGTCGCCTAGCACTCGATACACGCCAGACGTGGACAGCACATAAAGCTGGTTGCCCAGCGGCAGCACACGCAGGATGGCGCTACCTGCCGGGCCAACCTCTAGGAAGTTGACGGACGGCACCGCTTCCGGCTGTCCAGGCTTGGAAAACCACAGCTGGTTAGACTCAAGGTAAGCGCTCGGGGAGGCAGGCGCAGACAGCGAGGGCGCAAAAGCGTTGGGGCTGCTACCGGTGTAGGTGAGTCCAGCGCTCAAGCCGGCGCCAGTGTCCAGGCGAGACTCAAGCAGCACCTTGCCCGGCGCGTCCGGCGCGGCTCCGCTGATGTAGTAGGCATAAAAACCAGTGTTGCCGCTGTCTTTGTTGATGGCGGCAACTAGGTTGGTTGCTGTGCGCTCAATGTTGACGCTGGCCGCATAGTTGGACTCCACAACAAATTGGCCGGCAGATGGCGTGCCCGGCGCAATGGCCGTGTAGGTGCGGGTAGAGGCGCCGCCAATGGTGAACGTGTCGCCTACAGTAAGCCCACCGCTGCCCGTGCCGAGAATCTGAAACAGGATGCGCGTGCGGCCAAAGTTTTCATTCGCCGCGTACCACATGACGTCCCGCCACCAAGCTATGTCTGCCGCAGGAGGTTGCGGCTCATTGGCATTGAGGATGCCGGGCCGCACACCTTCCTCCCCGGTGTTGGGGTTGGTGTAGAGGTACGCGCCGCGCAGGCTGTCGGGCTGCTTGTCCGTCACGTCAACGTATCCCGCGCTGATGTTGCCGGCCGTCAAGTAGGCTTCAAACACCAGCTGCATTTCGTCGCTGGGCGTCTGCCCGTTGGCAACCTGCCCGCTGCGGTACAACTGCAGGAAATAGTCAGTTGTAAGGGCAGTGGAGGCGGTGTTGTTGGCCTTTGGCAGCAGCACGCGAATGACCGTATTTCGCGCTGTGGCTGCTGAATAGCCGCTCGTCTGCGCCGCATTGGCAACAACCGTTCGGCTGCTGGGGCTTCCCAGGCGCAAGGCGCCACCGATGGAACGTCCGAAAACAGCCCGGTAGGCAACGCACTGGCCGTCAGCAAGGAAACCACCGCTTCCGGTAAGCACGGCGGCCGGGCCTGATAGGTCGATGCCGATGGCCTTGGGCATGCCTGCCGGCTCTGCCGTGTTGGCCGTGCTGAGTCGATGGATGCCCTGTGCGCACGTCAAATAGAGGTGGTCGAGCACCTCTGCCGTGTGCATCCGAAAGCCGTCAGTCACGGTGTTGGTGTATGTGCCGCTGACGGCTGACCAACTGCCGGTGCCATCGTTGCTGCTGTTGACGCGCAGGTTGACCGCAGCCGTTGCGGTCCCGTAGTTAGCCAGGATGCGCCCTTGAAACGGCGCAACGGCCCACACGTCACCGCCAACAGCGTTTGTATATTTCTTGAAGCCTCGTCGGCTCTGAATGAAGCCAGGGCGGTCTAGGACGATGTTGTCAGCGACAACCAGCGCGTCCTTGGGGATAAGCAGCGGGTTAGGCGCCGTTACCAGCCCTTTGGCAACCACATTGAGGACGCTCTGGCTAGGCATGGCTTAGAACCAGTACCCGAGGCGGCGGCGTGGCTGAGACAGTAGGCGGCCCACAACCTTTTTAGGTTCACCCTCGGTGCGGTTGGCAAGCAAGCCCACCGCGTCCCGCTCCATCTGGGCCGCATTGGCCTCTGCGGCCTGCAGGGCCTCCAGGTCGCCAATGGATTGAAGGATACGGCAAAGCACGCGCTGGTTAAGCACCATCTGCAGCTCAGGCGGCACCTGCACAACGCTGCTCGTTTCGGCGGCGCTAATGATGGCGCCCTTGTCTGCTCCACCGCCAAAGTTGGCCGTGGTGAAGTCTGAGGGCAACGCTGACGTTGCCACCGTAATGGTGCCGGTAGCGTGCGCCGTGGGCGTGGTGGAAATCATCACCGTGCGAAACGGCGGATTAAAACTCACAATGTCCAGCGAGCCTGCGGCAATGCTGTTGAAGCCGCCGCTTCCGGTGTGCGTAATAGTTGTGGTGCCGTTTCCGTTGTTGGTAACGGCAATGACGTGCGGCGTGTGGTTGTCGTTGTGCGTAATGAGCCAGTTAGGCCGCAAGAGGTATTTCAGCACCAGCGAGCCGGATGCGGTGCTGGGCGTCGGCACCAACATCACGCTGTCGGACTCAAGGTAGTAACCCCAAGGCGTGACGGAAGGCGTCACGCTAGACATTTCCGGCACGGCCTCTGGCGCAATGCGCGCAAGGTTTTGCAGGCTGCCGTCACTCAATTGCAGTTGCACGTCCCGCAGCCGGTTGCCAATGCTGCGCCCAGGGATGCGATAAAACTGCTGGTTTGCTACCAGCGGCACCACTTGGGACTGAACGTAAAACTCCTCGCGCACGCTGTTGACGAGCGGCAACATGCGCGTCTGCAGCTCTTTGTTCGCTTGCGCGAGAATGTCAGCATCAGAAACGCCCGAGGGCGCGGAGTCCGGCAGCATGCCGCTGCGTCGAACGTCAGCCAACAAATCACTAGTCAGCCACGCCATGTGCCGGACTCCTCCCCTGGTTACTTCAGCTTGGAATACATCTCCAACAGCTGCCGCATTTCGTCGTCGGGCAACTCGTTTTCCTTGGACTCAGGCTCCTCGGATTCCATCTCCTCGGCACCCTCCTCCTCGGACTCGGCGCCCATGGCCTTTCCAAGCTTGGCCTTAAGCTTCGCCGCCATCATCTTGCGAAGCAGCTCGGCCATGCGTCCCTTGGCGGCAACCATGACAGCGCCACCCGGGTTGCCCTTCTTCATATAGCCCATCGGGTTATCCATAGGCATGATGGCACCTAGAGGGTAACGAGGACTGGACTGTTGCTGCCGCCCACGCCACCGGTCAGGCGCGCACCGGAAGCCGTCGCACCAGTGCCGGATGCGGCAAGCGTGATGGTGTTTCCGGTGATGCCGGGCTGCAGCGCAACAATGGTCACAACGCCGGCCGTGGGCACCGCCGCAACAAGGTACTGCACCAGGGCGTTGGTTGACGCATTGATGGCCGCAGCCACCGCCGCCGCCGTCAACGTAGCGCTGGCGCCGCTGGCCGCCGTGATGGCAACCCCGTTGATGGTGACAGTCTGCGTCCCGCTGGGCGTGACGTAGGTAACGGTGCCAGAGGCCGCAGCCAGAGCGGAGGTGGACGTGCCGGCATTGATGGTGATGGCCGTCCCCTTCTGCGTGCCAGAGACAAGGCCACGAAGAAACCCAATGACGAGCTGCAGCGCCTCGTTGCTGCGCCGGGACGTGCCCTCCTGCTTCAAGTTGAAGGGCGACGGATGGGAAATGCTAACGATGGTGTTTGCCATGGTGTGCCTCCGTAGAGAGTGGATGCGAAAAAGGGACGGCCAGCACAACGCCAGCCGTCCCCTTTCGCTGTCACGCCTAGGCGTAGGTGATGCCGGCAAGCACGCTGGTACGCCGGGGCGCCTCGATAAAGAGGGCCTGGTTGACGTAGCAGCGCATTTCCGCGCCAGACGAGCCGGACAGCTCAAGGATAAGCGCATCCTCGGAGCCGCGCCGGGTGATGAACGTGAGGTCCGTCGCACCGATGCGCTTGGCCTCGGACGGGTTGAAGACGTGGCAGAGGCCGTCCTTCTGGAGCGGGTGCGCCATAATCTCCAGCGTCCCATTCTGGAAGTAGTAGGTGATGGACCCGAAGCCATTCTGGCCCTTCTTGCCGTAGGAGCTATCAAGCATCCGCAGCGCGGCGAGGTCCGTGTTCAGAACCTCAAACGCCTTCGGGCTGACGACCGCCAGGTAGTCGCCCTCGGCACCGAAGGCCACCGGGGTGGCCAGCGCCTCCAGCAGCTTGCCCATGGACAGCGTGCCCGTGGACGAGCTGTAGAGGTTGCCGCTCCACACCTCGTAGGTGGCCGCGTTGATGTTGAACAGCGTGCCGGTGTTCCTCAGAATCTTATCCAGTCCTGCCATTTCGGTAGACGGCGAGAAAGTCTCCCAAAAGACGTTGGCGGAACCGTTGGACGAAATCTCGGTGTCGATGGCCGAGAGGTCAGTGGCGTTACCGGTGACGCTGATGGTCTTGTTGTTGATGTTGACGGACGCCACAACCACGGCCGCGTTGCTGTTCAGCTTGCTGCCGGTCAGCGCCGCCGCGAAAAAGTCCAGCGTGGCGTTGACGGAACCAGCCCAAATGCCAGCCGCCCAGGACTCGTCAGACACGGTGTAGGTGCGGGACGTGGAGCTGCCGCTGGTGGCCGTCACAGCGCCGATGCCGCGCTGCCCGTGCAGCATGGAAATCTCAAGCCGCTTGGCAACCGAGGTGGCCAGCCGCTTAACAACGTGCTTGGTGGCGGAACCGAAAGCCGCCTTGCCGGCCTGGGTGGCGCGGAACATGGCCTCATAGTCCACCTGGGCGCGGCCGAAAATCTGCGCGCCCTCAACCTGCGCGTCCTGCAGAATGGACGCAACCGGCGTCAGCAGCGAAACCGCGCCGCTGTTGGCGGCCGCCGCCGTGATGCCGTGCTCGAGCGCCACGTCAACCGGCTGGTGGTACTTGTTGCCCACCATAGTGGCCTCGGTGAACTTAATCTTGTTGCTCACCTTCAAAATGGGCGCGGTGAGGTCCAACACCTCCTGCGCGTAAATCTCCTTGAAAAACCCCGTCATCGTCGAAGTCGTGTTAACAGTTGCCATTGTGTGCCTCGGTGTGTTTGCGCCGTAGCGCGAGAGAGAAAACGAAAGAGAAGAAACCTAACTGCGCCTCTCCCTTTGGTGTCGCTTTCGCGCTGCTAGCGGTAGCCGTTGGGCGCCACTGTCAGCCGGGAAACGAGCCTGCGGGGTTGCTAGGCGTGCAGGGTAGACAGGCCCCGCAACGCCTAGCAAGAGGCCACTAACAACTAGAAGCGGTGGGGGCTGCTGTCCCAAAACTGCTTACGCCGCCGTTGACGCTCGCGCTCTGCCTCAAGCGGGTCGTCTGGCAGCGGCTTTTCCTGCTTGGACTCCACCTTCTGCGCGGGCTTAGCCTGTCCACCACGCAACCGCGCCAGGTCAGCCTTGCGCACCTTGTTTGCCAAGTCGTCACCAAGAAAGCGCAGCAGGGACTCACCCTCTAGCTGCTTGGTGAAGTTGGATAGCTTGGCTTGCTGGTCCTCCATGAACATCGTCAGAATGTCCTCGGACACTGGCTCCAATCCCGCTTCCAATGCCTGTTCGGCGTAGGGTAGCATTTCCCGCAGCACCAGCGGCGCCAACTCAGGCCCCCAACCAAGCTTCGCCATCACGTCGGACGCCGTCTTGGCGTACTGGTTGGCGATTTCCTCGGCCTGCGCCTCTAGTTGCGCCTCTTGCTGGCTCTTTGCCGCCTGCGCCTTTTCCTGCTCGTAGGCTTGCAGCTTGCGCTCATACTCTTGAATCTTTCGTTGCTCGGGCGTCAACTGCTGCGGCGCAATGCGCTTCTGGTAAAGCGCCTCCTCCATGAACTGAAGAGCCGCCTCCTCGTCACCGAGCGTTTCCGTCAGCAGTGCTAGCCGGTCCTCAAGGCTGCCGCCTTTCAGCTTGTCCAGGCGTGCCGCCTTGGCCGCTGCTTCCTCGCGCAACGCCTTGGCTTGCTCGAAAACCTCCGTAGCGCCCCGGCCCATCTGCGCCCATTTGGCGAGTTGGTCCAAGTCGTCCACGCGCTCCACCTTGCCCTTGAACTTCAACTCCACCGGGGCCGGTAGCTTGCGCGGCATGGGCGGCGCCGCCTCTGCCGGTACGTTTTCCGTTGGTGCCTCTGCCACCTCTGCCGGTGCCGCTGCCTCTGCTGCCGCTGCTTCGCTCATGCTTACCCCTCGGCGCCGTCCACGGTGCAAACCGGGCCGGTAGCCTCATTGCCGCAGACAACACAACGCCGCTTCCCGCCCTGCGGTGCAACGGGAGCAACAGGTGGCGCCACGTCCGGCGCCGCCTCGGAAACCTTCTTGCCTTTGAATGCGGCCACCTTCTCCTTGATGGCCTCCACAACCGGCTTGGCCTTACTTGCCACGGCTGCCTCCCTTGGCCTTGCCAGCAAGCTTTCCCAGGGCGCGGCGCTGCGCCTCTTTGACGTATTCGGGCAGCCGCGTGCTGGTGGTTTCTTCCTCCCAGCGTCCGGCCGTGCCCTTCTTGACGTCACCTCGGGCCTCTGCTGCGTACATAAAACGGCGCTGTGCTTGGCTCTTGTAGGGCATGGCTAGGCGTTAACTCCTGCAATGGGTGGAACCTCGCCGCCTGGCGTGCGCGGCAGTTGCGGAAGGTTGATGGCCGGCGCAACCTCGGACGGAGGCGCACCAGCAATAGGCCCGATGCCAGGGGCCGGCGTAGGCCCGGGAGGCGCTGGAGGCGGCGGCGGCGCTGCGGGCATCGGCGCCGGCTGACCCTTCAACACGGCAATCAACGCAGGGTCCATGCTGCGCCAGAGGGCAAGTTGGTATTCCACAACCCCCGTAACGGCTTGCACCACCTCGGGCCGCTCTCGTGCGTCCGGCATAGCCAACACGGCCAGATATTCGGGGATATCCAACCAATGCGTGTCCGTCTTAAGCGGCCGTACATGCTGGGCGCCGTCGTCGGCAAACTGCGCAAGGCCAGTAACAGGGTCCACCAGCGGCATGCCGTCTGGCCCCGTTGCCACGGGAGGCAGGCCAATGCCGGCTTGCAGCAACTCCTTATTGCGCCGGATGCGCATCAGGTTGGCTTCCTCTCCCTCGAAAAGCGGTTCGAGCCTGCCAGTTGTAAGAAGCAGAATGTATTGGTTCGGCGTCTGCAGCATGCCGCGCTGAAGCAGCTCGTCGGCAACGGCCTTCTTGCCGGCCATCGTGCGAAGCGCAGGATTGATGGCCTCCACCGTAACGCGGTCAATGTCGCGCAAGTCGTCGGCAGTAAACTCCCGGCGCATGTAGCCGGTCGCCTTGCCCGCAATGAGGGCCACGCGCTTACTGTTGGCGTAGCGCTTGAGCAGTTCGATGTTGGCCGTGCGCACCTGCTCGCGGAGCCGCTGAAAGCCCTTCTGCAGCCCGCTGTGGAACTGGATGGCCTGCGCCTGAAGGAACGCCATGGCCTGCGCGGGCATGCCCTTGTCCGGGTCTCCACGCACCGCGCTGTTGATGCCTGAAATAGCCTGCATCCACGAAACGTATTGGGTGGCCCACCGGCCAACCTCTGGCGACATAGCCACACCATTAAGGGCCTCGGGCTTGACCGGGCTGTTAATGAAGTTCATTCCTCCCGAAATCTGCCGCACGTTCAAGTCGTTGGCAGACGGCGCCCAAAAGTTAACCACGCCACCGGCTTGCAGGTTGGTGGTGGCAATCGTGGCGCACATATCCACAGCTTGCTGCATGCCGAGCAAGTCAAACGTGGACGTGTGCCCAGCGGAAACGCCGATGGTTTCATCCGGCATCATTCCGTAAACGGGCACGCTGTCATACGGCAGAGGGCCGTCAAAGAGCCACGTCTTGCCATCCACGAAGATGACCAGGCGGCCAGCCGGGACGGCCGCGCTCGGCGGGACGTACAGCTCGTACACGTTCACAATGTCGTCACTGCGCTTGAACTGGTCCAGCGTCCAAGTCATCCAGTCGTAATCGTCGCGCAGGCGCTCGGAGCCGAGGATGCCGTCTTTCTTGTCCGGGTACTGTGCCACCAAATCCCACTTGTTGCGGCGCGTCTGCAGCAGCATCCATGGCCGCTCGCCCTGCGTGGCGGCTACGTCATAGGCCACCTCCAGCGGGGAGAAGACGCGGAAGGACAAGTCCCCTTCGCGGATAGCTTGGCCAGACTCAGGGTCCAGCCCGTAAGTCTCGCCAGCCTCGGTGTCCCACGTCACCGAAACGTAACCCTCTCCCATGAGAAGCGAGCGAAAGGCGGCGGCGCCCTCAATGTCGGAAACGTGGAGCTTGCGGTCATAGTGTTCCAGCAGGCCGTCAGCCAGGGCGGCTTGCGCCAAACTCTTGTAGTCAGAGTTTCCGGCAACAGCCTTAAACGCTGCCTTGTCAGAGGTAATCAGCACCAACGCCTGACGCACCAGCGCAGCGAAATGGTTACAGGCAAGGTCTGCCATTTCGCCTTGCTCGCCGCCCTGCAGAATGACGGAGGTATCCCCGTCACCCATGGGCGTGTAGCCGTAGTAGGCGCGGAGGCTGCGCTGCATGCGGCCAATGCGTCCGGTGCGCGTAAGCCAGTCGCGGTATTCGCGCCGCCGAGCCATGGCGGCCTCGATGCAAGTCTCGGTGTCGTCTGCCGCCCAATAGGTGTCCGGGTTTCCCATGTGGCCTCCTTAGCAAGAGTCAGCGGCGCCGCATACCGCCCAGCGCTTTGAGCGTATCCATTGGGTCCGCTTCTGGCGGAATCCATGTGTTGCTCTTGTCGATGCCCCACCCTGGCGGCTTTGGGTCACGGTGTCGCCTGACGTTGCGGTGCATGTAGAGCAGTGCGTCCAGCAAATCCCCGTGGTCCTTGTCCGTGCGCTGCCATTCGGTACGGGCCTTGTTCCAGGTGGTGCTTGCCAGCTGGTCAATGAGGCGGCGGCAACGTGGATGCACTCGCAGGCGCCGCTGGCGCACCGCTTCGTCCAGGTCGCTGACGGCTAGGGCCTTGTCATCCTTGCGCGTTGGGTACACGGCCACGCCATACTGCGCGTGGAGGTCCGCGAGTGTAAGCGGGTCGTTGTCACCAAAACGGAGGTAGGGCTGGCGCGGAATGTCCGCTGACGTGCGGGCCGCCTCTTTCATCCACTCGGGCGTTTTCTCGTCTGCCGCACCGAGCAGCGTTCCGGCCCAGCGGTCCACGCCCCACAACTGCGCTTCCTTAGCCTTGATAGCAGCGGCCAGTTGGGCCGTATTGGCGGCCCGCAGCTCTAGTTCGTCCTCAATGACCAAGCGGTTGCCAGTGTAGTCCCACCAACCGAAAACCACCGCATGCGGGTCACCGAAGCCGAAATCAACGCCAACGTAGGCGTCGAAATGCACGGGGCGTGGCACCTCGCCAACACACGCGGCTTGCGCTTCCTGCGTCCAGCCCGGGATAGCGGCGCGGCTCTCCTCCTGCACCAGCTCGGCGCAATACTCACGGCGCCAGAAGGTGGACGCCTCCAACTCCCCCTCGGACAGCCCTAGCCGAGCGGCCTCCTGCCGAATGAGGCGCCGCACACCCTCGGCGCCTAGTCGTGGGTTGTCGTGCACCGTGGCGTGGATAGCCCTGCCTGCCGCCCTGGCTGCGTTCCAGCGGCGCACGAACGTGTGGCCTACGCTCTCGGGTGGCGTGCTGAGATAGAGCACGCGGCCTGCCGTTGTCGTCAACTGAGGCAATAGCGCGGATTCCACGCGCTCCAAATCGGCGTAAAACGCTGATTCGTCCAGCAGGACAAGGTGTGCCCTCGGGCCGCGCAAGCGCTCGAATTGCTCGTTATCCGTACCGGCCCATGTCAGTACGCTGCCATTCTTCCAGCGCACCGTGCCGTCCAGCTCGCCAACCTCGGGCCTAACGTCTAGCGGACAGTCCCTCAACACCTGCGCCAGTGTCGGCACAACAATAGCCCTGGCGCTTTTAGCCGTTAGCGCCGCGTAGCGGATGATTGCCCCTGGCGTCCGTACCGCATACGCACACGCCATGGACAGAGCCGCAAAGCTCTTGCCTCGCTGGCGGCCTATCATCCAGACGGCGGCACCGTCCCCACGCCAGAAAGATTCAACCCACTGACGTTGGCCGGCATCCAGCAGCCACGAAACCTCCCCGAGTCGCCAGGCGTCAGCGCGGGCGGCGGCTATGAGGTCGCGCCTACTCAAGCGCAACGCTCCAGCGTGTTTTTTTGCACGTTGGGTGCTTATCCGAGCGCGGGCGGCTGGGAACGCTCCAGCTTCCACCGCCAGCCTGTCCTTCGTTGAGCCAACCGGAGGCACGGAGGCTGGCGCCTCCCTCGCTTTCCAAGGTGTAGGTAATCAGCCGACGATACCCGAGGGCCTTGGCTGCTCTGCGTGCGGCGCCATACAACATGGAACATCCGTTGCGGGCATCATCCACAACCGCAACCCTCGTCACCTCGGCCGTCCACCCATCCTGCAAATGCCGCGCAACCGGCCGTCCGACAATGGCAACGCCAAGCACCGTCCCGGCATCATCGGCCAACGCCACGGCAAACAATCCACCCTGCGGAGGCTTGTGGTGTCGGTGCGCGTCGCGGACGAACTGGCAAGCGGCCTTGATGGTGCTTGGCTGCAGCCTCACTCCTCACCCTCGTCCGAGTCCGGCAACGCAGCGATAGACAGCAACTCCTCCCGGGACAGCTGCGCGAGCGCTACACCGCCGCCCTGGCGCACGGCCTCCAAGTCCTCTGGTGCGGCCTGGGGCTTGCCCCACCCGTACTCCAACAGCACGCGAGCGGCGGCCACGCTCGATGCGTCAGAGCGGTCCAGCGCGGCCTCCAGCGCGGCCACGGCTTGTGGACTCTTGGAGCGGCACAGTTTGCGAAACTCGCCGTAGTCAGCCGGCCGCCCTCGGGGGTTAGCTACCTGCCCTTTCTGGAACGGCCGCCCACGCGGCTTGCCCTTCTTTTTCTGCGGAAGGTTTGCAAGCAGATGCGCGCTAATCTCGTTGCCCATGCGAAGTCCCCTATTTCCGCCAACTTACCGGCCGACGAAAAAAAAGCAACGTGCCCGCTTGACTGGCACAACGAGCGGCACTACAAAGCGCACTCACGGACGGCAATCACGCCGCCGCAACCGGGGAAGCACAATGACGCTCGTTGACTCTGTGATGAACGAACTCCGCCGCAAGGCCGCCGTGGCTAAGTTTCTGGCCGAGAACAACGCCGAGGGCTGCGTGGCCTGGGCCTTCATCGACCGCGCCTGCCGTGAGTATGGCGTCCTCCCGCACTCTCTCGGCTACCACCTGCGCGACGGCCACCCGTTTGACTGTGTGGGCGCGTCCTGCTGCGCCTGCAACCGGGAGGTCAAGTAACATGCCCACTGAGTACGAGCTGTTTTTCTGGTCCGTCGTCTTTGCCTTGGCCACTGTTGGTGGCGCCGTGTTGGTAGAGTTTTCAATCTGGCTTGAGAGGCGCCGTTGACCATGCGGTTTCTTTCGGTTTGCAGCGGCATCGAGGCGGCCAGCGCGGCGTGGCATCCGCTGGGATGGCATGCCTCAGCCGTGGCAGAGATTGAGCCGTTCCCATCTGCAGTGCTGTCACACCACTTCCCGGAGGTGCCCAACCTTGGTGACTTCACGCGCATTGTCCGCAGCCCTGCGTTGCAGCAGAACATTGGAGATGTTTCCCTCCTTGTTGGAGGAACGCCATGCCAAAGTTTCAGCGTTGCCGGACTCCGAGGCGGACTATCCGACGAGCGCGGAAACCTCGCCCTGGAATTTGTCCGGCTGGCCGCTGTCCTACGTCCCCGATGGATACTGTGGGAAAACGTCCCCGGTGTCTTGTCGTCTGGAGGTGGACGGGACTTTGGCGCCATCCTCGGGGCGATGGTTGAACTCGGGTACGGGTGGGCCTACCGAGTCCTGGACGCTCAATATTTTGGAGTTCCCCAGCGCCGCCGTAGAGTCTTCCTTGTCGGACATTCTGGTGGAAGCCCCAACGGTCCCGCCCAGG